TAGTTGTCAATACAATTTCTTCTCTGTCTGAATAGATATCGTAATCCAGATAGATAAATGATTTCTTTCTTAACTGTTCATTAATTCTAGAATAGTGTGTATCAGCAAGGTATTGAGGATTTAGTGCGGTAGGACTAACTGACAGTCCAATAGTATTACAGTTCTGATCGCAATAGATTTTATCAAAATATACATCAGTAGGAGAACTCCACGAAAACATGTCTGTGCATACTTGCATGGTTTCATCAACTAACTCAAGTGCTTTCTTTGTCTTGAAGTAGTTCCTACCATCAGAAAGATATGTGAATGGTATCTCAGTTGTGATTGCTGCCTTCTCTACTACATTATCTTTATGCCACACTTCTGCATATCTTGCTAATGTAGCAGATGTATCCAGACCCAGATCTTCATCATTATATGACAAATATTGAGTCAACTTTGACTTCATCTCATCTGTAAATGGACTAGAATACCTAGTATCAACAATAGAAGTACATGCTGCCCACATTCTTTCGTAGGTACACAAGTACTCACCAGTATTCATACTGTACAGTTTACATGTATCAATTTCTTCTTGAAAAAATGCCATTATTCGTTAGATGAAACTAGTTGACCTACAGTATTATATACAGCATAGAAGACGTAGTTTGCTTGATTGGTAGTACTTTCCTGACTCTTAGGAAATACATCATCACACCAATCCACAGCAAGGGTTAGATCTTCTGCTTCAATAAAAGTAAACTCACTTACATGCATTGATGTCCATATATCAAGAGGCAATATACTTTTATACAAGTCCATTGATGCATTAATAGCACTCACATCAGTGGTATTATTCCAACCCCATGATCTAATAAAGATAATAGGTTTCTCCTTGGTTGCTGCAACAGAACCAATGAAGTCATGCATGTATGCGGTGTTGTAGTTAGTGTTGAGCTCCATTTAATTTCCAAGCTATTGTTACTCTCAAACCAGTATACATTCTAGAAACTTCTTCAGCATGGTGTTGAATCATACCTGGAAAGTATACTGCCTTATTGGGTTCTGGTTTCATATATGCATATTGACCATTGCCCATATTAAATACTGTGCTGCCACCCCATAGAGGATCCCAGACATCATTAGCGTAAAACAAAAATGTTCTACCATCTTGACTATTTGAATCAACATGTGGTGTTGCTTTATCACCAAATACATGTCCATTTGCATAAACATGTTCCAGTACGAGACCAGGTTCATTAACTTTGGTCCTAATAATATTTAGTAAGTATTTACTAAAGAAAGGATCATCATTAAATTCCATGATCCAGAATGGTACACCTAATGGATTACTGTTATCAGAACCGTGTCCATATCTCCATTTTGGTTGTCTTATTTTTTCTTGAATAGATTTTAGATCTTTCTTTGTAAAGACATTAGTCAAAACTTCCATATTCTCTCACAAAATTGTTTCTAACTTGCTCAAGTGGAACTAACAGATTCTGTGTAGTTTTTGCATCCACATTATTCTTATTACACCAGTGAGTGACATTACCAATTGCTCTACCTAAATCTATAACCTGAGATCTCAGTAGATAATCATCGATAAGACTTTGTGACCACATAATTGCAACACGGCGATGACCAGATGTCACCTCAGTTACTTCATGTAGTAGTCCAGTAGGATATATTACAAGCATTCCTGCTGGTTCTTTAATTTTTTGAACAGTATCAGAAAGACTGAGAACTAACTCACCACCCTCGTATTCACTTGGTTCATTCAAAAACAGAGTCATACTATGATCTGTTCTAAGATTATTAATCTCAACGGAGTCAATGTGAAGATTGTAATGTCCACCAGTCTCATATTCAGTGAGCATTGGTTGAGTGATATCTTTCATTGCATATGTTGTTTTAAAGCGTTTGCTTTTCTGCAATGCCTTATTAATTATTTCAATGCAATACTTATATTCTGATGAGTGTTGATCAATGAACTTGTTACATTTAACTTGACCATCTTCAACACTTTCGCCATTAAGTTGCACCTTACCCGAATTCCAATGGGTGCAATCATTAAATTTGTAGTTTATTCGCTTCAACTCATCGGGTGAGAGTAATTTAAATCTATAAATCATTCTTCTGCAATTTTAAATAGTTCGGAATCAAAATCTGGATCAATACTTTCAATGTCCATTGCCTTAATAATATCTCTCACTTTTTTCTCAACATAAATTGGAGACTTGGTACGTACTTTAGCATAGATTAGAGCATTGAGCACTCTTTCGTTAACAAAGTCCTTAGATGCATATGTATCATATCCAACCCACTGATTTTCATCAGTTTCGTCTAGATATGCAGGTGCATCAGTCTCACCATCTGCTAATTTGCCATCAGGATACTTCTCTCTATAAATTGCAGGGTCAATAGGATATTTAATATTATAAATTGACTTAGCAAAGTCAAGCATAGTATCAAACTTGGTTGGATTAGGAACAGTTACCTGTCTAATCAAGTGTCTCCATGCAATCCATTGATCCTTTTCACCTTCATACTTATCAGTAACATCAGGAAGTACACGCCAATCGGTTGCACTTAGCATCATTCGCTTCTCACGCTTACGCTTGAGATACTTTGCCTCAAAATATGAAACTTCTTTTTCAACTGCAGAAATACTTTCAAGTGCTATTCTTCGTTTTCCTTCCAAACGAATACTGAAAATACCTTTAGCAGCAGTAAATACATAGTCACCTTGTTCTTGGGTTGCACCCTTGAATTGGTATTGACTAAAGTAATTGGAGTCGCTCTTGAAATCATATTTCTTACGTTTACGTTGAACAATAAACGTTTTATCAGTATAATATGCAAAAAACTCAAGTTTATCATCTTCTGAATTCCAGAAGTTTCCTATTGTTTCAAGAAACTTAGTTTTTAATTCATCAGAAAAATCGACGGCTTGGAATGTGCCTTCATCATCAGTCTGAGTATCAGGCACATTACCATTTGCCATGATAACACGTTGATTGACCAGATCAATCTGCAGTAAAGGTCTTCTTGTTACTATTGGTGTTGTTGTCATATTGACGCTTTGATATACCAACCTGTCACAATATATTTATCACCTTTTAGTAAAGTATTACCTTTATGCACATGAGTGAGACCTGCAGGGAAGACTACAACTGTTCCTTTTGTTGGTTTAATGCGTCTATGTTGATATAAAAATTCGGTTTCCCCACCTGCATCATCATCTACATCATTAAGATAAATCATCCACGTAAGTTCTCTAGCAGCATGTGAACCAGAAGAATTTTCATAGTGCCATAGATGATATCCACCACCTTGTGTTGTGTGCTGCATCTTGATGTCAGATGAAAACATCCCGACACCTTTAAGTTGTCCAAACTCATGTATATAATGAGCAACACATGATTTCAAGAATTGATTAACTTGATATGTAATTTTCTCATTTGCGTAATTAACAAGAATAGACTTGTCTTTACGTCTCATATTACTACCATACTGCTGCTCACCATAAGCAACCACGCTTTCAGTATCTTGATCAGTATCTTCACCAAATTCGGTTTCTTCTAGTTCATCACTTGCATGAAAATCTACCTGACCGTTATTAAGTTTATTGTCAAACCATTTAATCAATTGATCACAAAATGCTGCAGGAACAAAGTTTTCCCAGACTGCAATGAAATCCTCACACTCATAGTCGGTCATTCGCTCATCGATCATTAAACTAAGAGGACGATAAGGTGTTGTCTTATCTTCACCATTTCCAAATTTCATATGAATAATATCAATACGCCTTTATTATATATTTCATTTTATGGAAGGGTGCTAGGATAGGAACCCTTCTTTGTGGATCCAGTGCTACGCTAGGAATTGGTTTGCTTGAATTACTCCAAGTAAAGTTTGCCTCATTTAGTTCAATTTGAACGTCTGATTGGTTGAACGTCACTTCAGTATCAGATCCATATGTTGCTAGACCCTGAGTGAATCCACCAAAGGCATTTCCATTACCATAGGTATAATCCGTAGCAAGATCAGTAACTTCAATTGTTCCTAGTTGGTGAGCATGTGTTGCTTCTGCTGTCGGTGATACATATTGATCAATTCTAGCTTTCGCTTCCTTTGTATCAAGAACACCAGCATCATTAAGTGAAATGCCTGGTGCTTTTCTAAACAATCCATTTTGATTCGGCAGACCACTAGTAGGTGATCCCCAATAGTTACCAAATGTTGATGTTGAGTTAGATCCTTCTGGTCCTAATGGCAATTCATCTTCTAGTGATCCACCATTAGTATCTGCTAATGCTTGGTTAAACTGAGAAGCGTTAAGTTCGTTTAGCTGTTTCCATTCAGAATATACAGTATCAGATGATGGTTCATCTTGTTTCTCACCACTTTCTCTTGATCCTGTTGAGTCACTGTTTGGACCCGAATCGCTTTCTGTTTTATAGTATGCCCATACTTCCCAAGGAATTACTGGATCACCTGATGCATTTTCTGGTTGCCCAACAACAAAGAAGTGGTCATGTGGTGGTACACCAATTCTTTGCTCACGTACTGGACCAATAGTAGCCTTAACACTACCAGTAACAGTAAAGCTAACTTCACCTGTTAGTTCGGATAAACCAAATGTTTTTGGTGTACCTAGTACATAGAATGGAGATTCTGTACCTTGATTAGATCCTGGTGTAGTGAATACTTGCTCTAACGGATCAGGACCAGCAACACCTACATCAGACACATACCAATAACCACCAGTAGATCCAACAATATCATAAGAACCACCAGGATTAGTTGCTTCTAAGAATGCAGATGCACCTCTAGATGAATCAACAATACCTTTACCTGCTAGTCTTTTGTTTCTATAGTCAGGTATGTTAAACTCACCTGAATATACTTTAGTTGCCTCATCATAACTAGCGTTGCCACCATATGTATTTTCAATACTATCCCACAACCAAGGATAATCAGCAGCAAAAAGTTGTTGTCCGTTACATTCCAGGAATCCAGGATATCTGTTTGCAAGATCACCATATCCAGAAATAGTTTCTTTGGGTACAGCAACAACAGTACCAATTGTCAAACCATCAAATTTACTTGCACTATAATAATCAGCAGCATTTGCTACAGGTGATCCTGCTGCTTCATATGCTGCCTCATCAAACTTATCATTTTTGTTAGTATACCACTGACTAACATATGCAGGTGGTGTAGGTTTCACTGCATAGTTAAAAACTTTTACTGTAGTAGTGGGAGCAAGACCAAATGTAATGTCAAATTCTAGGTAATGTGATAGACCTTGTACAGGATCAACATTAGCATTTCCTGGTTGATCAGTAAAGAATACAACTGATACAGGTTGACCTGTTGGGTTATTAGGAACTGTTGCTGGAAGTGATTGAATTACACCACCATCAATAGAAACCAAGATAGGATTAACCGACTCACCAGTTGCTACATCAAATTCATCATACGCAATTGGATTTGTAATCGAAACTTGAATAGGTACGTTGAAATTTTCTAAAAGAACTGGTCCAAGTACACCTGTACCACCTGGAGTTTGGTTTATAGCATCAGCAGGATCAACAAATGATGGAGTTTCATCAGGACCATACCAATTGCTAATATCCCAACTATTAATAATTCTATTACCTACACTAATACTAACACTAGATGATTTTGTTCCAGGAGCAATAGGTAAGTCAGGATGAGCATTCATTACCAATTGAATGGTACTATTATTACCTACGAAAATGTTAGATATAGGACCAGTCGAACCACTATTAACTCTAATTCTTGGAAGTGCTTCTGGTGGAGAAAAACTATTAACAGTAACTGGAACTGTAACACCAGGAGTTAAACCACTAATAGTTTCTATTTCTGATAGTATATCTTGTGTACCAGGTACTTGCTCAACTAAATCTTGAAATGAAAATGAATCTACAATTAGATCAACACCAACACCAGTTTCAATCAACCATGCTGAAACATTAATACCATCACCAATAGAAACATTATAGTTTACTTGTGAGTTAGAACTAGATGACGCTACACCTTTTAACTGGAGATATTGACCATTACTAATAGTACCGCTAGTTCCAAAACTAGCACCAGTTAATACCTCAAAATTATCTGCGTTTGTTGTTGTAGCATTACTATTAGAAATAGCAAATGAACCAGTACCAGGTATAATACTAACTATTGCCGTTGATGATGTGAGACCAGCAATTTGTACAACATTACTGTATACAATATCACCTAAATTTAAATTGTTTAATGATTGAAATTGTGGTGCTGGTGTTGGTGTATTGACAGGTAATGAACCTGTTAGTAGTTCCCAGTCGGCAGATGCAGAACCAATTTGAACAGTAAGTTTTCTTTTATCTGCTGCAAATACTGTTGAAGCAGTTCTAACTTGAATCTGATCTTCATTTTTTACCTTTGGAACAGGTGATGGCCAGTTTGATCCTGTAGTAAATGCAGGCCATGCATCATATGATGTTCCGTTCCAATTTCTTACTCTCCATGCCCATTCATCTGCAACTAGACCATTACTACTAACGATCAAATTTACTTCTGTACCATCAGAAAGACCTGAAACCGTAATAACTTCTTCTCCAAGTCTTAATGGAGTACCACCTCCACCACCTGCAGGGGCAGCATCAGGACCAGCAGCAGTCTCAGCATATGTATAGATTTGAGGATTGGTTGGTGGATCATGTATTTCAGCTGGATTAATTTCCCTTAGATCAAATGGATTTGGTGCAATATCTTCTGGGATAGTTTCAATTACCCAAAAAGTGACAATATCACCAATTTCAATAATTACCTGTTGAATATCCGCATAATCTAGCGGCGCTTCATATCGGAACTGAACTGTCTGTCCGTCTGACGCATATAGTGGTGTAGTTGAATACTGATATATTGGCATCTTGTCTTATTCTACAGGTACTTACAAGCCATGATATATTTATAGAGAACTTTGTCGAACATTGTTCCAGGTTTCCTCATCATCGAATCTAACTTGGATAGGTTTATTTGCTTTGATTTCTACACTTATATCTACATCTTCAATAATAATAGGATCACTAAGAACAACATCTGCATCTGGACTTACAACTTCAGGGTCTGCTGGAATTTGATCTTCGCTAATTGGTATATTAATATAGATAGGTGTCAAATCAACTATCACATCATAAAAATTACTACTTAAAGAAGTACTTCCTCCATTACCATTAGCAGTAGCAGTAAAATTAACTCTCAATGGACCATTACCATTCCATGGAATATTTGGACTCCAATTTTGACTTAATGCAGGAGAACTTTCGTCATTAGATGTACCAGTTAAACTGTAGTTAACAATAGTAACATCGTCAGTATTTCCAGTATTTGCATCTCTATACGTATATGTTGCCTGAATAGAGACACCCGAAGATGCATACCTATAAGTTATTGGGATAGACAGAGACTCACCATACTCAATATTAGTCGGAAAATTAACAGTCAGTTGTGGTTTTTGATATACAACAACAGTTGTAGAGTCTGTATCTGAACCACCTGGACCTGATGCAGATATAGTGTAAGTTGTTGTAGTAGTTGGAGATACACTTAGATTAGCACTAAATGGTACAGCACCGATTCCTTGATCAATAATAGCATTTCCAGATGTAGATCCAGTAACAGTCCATTGTAATGTCGTAGAACTTCCCGAAATTATAGCAGTTGGGGAAGAAGATATATCTGCAACTACAGGTTCATATACTGTTAAAGTTAAAGATCTAGAAGAACTAGTATAAGAATAATATGTTGCCGATAAAGTATAGGTGGTGGTATTCATAACACCAGTCACATTTCTACTACCAGAACTAGCAACTGATCCAATACCTTGATCAAATGATTGAGATGTAGAATTAGATACTGACCAATTCAATGTTGCCGTTTGTCCTTGAATAATACTAGATGGATTAATACTATAAGTGATAGATGGTGAAGGAAATATACACGATCCATCATCAACTAATGCACCTGAATTATAATTTGAAGCAAGGGGATTAGTACATCCTGCTGGTGGTGGGATATATCCAACCCAATCTATGGCAATACCCCAAGGTCCACCACCACTATTATTAGCATTAGCACTAAGAGTATATGTACCTGGAGGATAGTAATTTGAAGTAGTGACTAAACTTTGTCCTCGGAAACCACCCATTCCCATTTCATAGGTGCCATTAATATAAATTGCACCACTATCATCACAATTGGCATAAAATCTTTGCCTACCATAATTATTAAAAGTGATAGTCCAATAAAATGTTCTATTAGGACCAGCAGTACCAGAAGTATCACTACCACCTATATTATAGATGTTCATGAAACTAGACCAATTTGGCTCAAAATATTGACCACTAAAACCTGAAGTATTAGGAGATCTACTTGTAAAACTAAAATCTTGGGTCATAGGTCACTCTCACGAAGATCATGCCACGTTGATTCATCATCAAATCTAACTTGAATAGGTTCAGTTGCTTTAATTTCTACTGGAATATCAATATTTTCAATCATCATAGGATCACTTATGACAGTCTCATCATCTGGACTCAAAACTTCTGATCCTGGCAACTGATCTGTACTAGATGGAACATTCATACCAACAGGCACCAAATCTACATCTACATTGATGATTGGTGTACTAGCAATTACCTGTCCAGAATTCCCAGTAGCAGTAAAATTATATTGTAAAGTAAATGGTCCTTGATCATTCCATGTAATATTAGGATTGAAAGTAGTAACTATTTCAGCAGCACTTTGATCATCACCATTTCCTGCCAATACTTGAGTAGATTCAGTAGTAGAAATAAAACTTCCAGTAGCAGGATCTCTGTATGAATATGTTTCACTAACAGAAACACCTTGAGATGCATACCTATACGTCAATGGAATACTTAGTGACTCTCCATAATCGATATCACTAACTTGAGTGACACTAAGTTGTGGTATTTGATATACAACTATAGTTATTGACTTTGTAGCTGAACCCCCAAGATTTACTGCAGTATATGTATAGGTTGTTGTTACAGTTGGAGTGACAGTAACATTTCCAGAAGTTCCTGGAGAACCATTGTAACCAGTTAAGGAAGTGAAAGTCATTGTACTTCCTGTTGCTCCCCAATATAAAGTTACAGATTCACCACGAATGATAGCATTATTGGCATCACTTGAAGTGAGAGTTACTGTCGGTGGTACATAAACAATAATAGTTACACTAGCAGTATCAGTTCCACCTAAATTTGTTACTGAATATGTATAGGTTGTTGTTGATGTAGGACATACTGTAGTACTACCAGAAGTTCCTGGAGAACCAGGATAACCAGTTAAGGAAGACGATGTAACATTGTTTGCTATTCCTACCCAAGAAAGAGTTGCACATTCCCCAATAATAAGTGTACTATAATTAGAACTGATAGAAACTTCAGGTGGAATATAAACAGTAACACTTAAACCAGCACTGGTAGAACCAGCAGGATTTGTTGCGGTGTAAGTATATAACGTAGTATCCTGTGGGAAAAATGATGCAGTACCACTAGTTCCTGGTGTTGGTCCATAATTACTTAAAGAAGTTGATGTAATAAAATCACTACCAGTATACCATGTTAAATCTATAGACTGACCACGAATGATAGCATTATCAGCATCATTTGAAGTAAGACTTACAACTGGTATTTGAATAACAGTAATAGTTACCGATTTACTATCAGATCCAGCAGCATTAGTTGATGTAAATGTATAAGTTGTGGTTGTAGTAGGACAGACTTGCGTTACTCCACTAGATCCTGGATTTGCTAAACCTGTTAAAGTACTATTAGTAATAAAATATCCAGATGTACTATAAGTTAAATTCACACACTGTCCAAGATTAATCCTATTATCACCATCACTTGAAAGAAGATTTACTGTTGGTGGTTCCAATACAACTGTAATAGTTAAACTGGTTGTAGCAGTTCCAGAAATATTAGTTGCAGTATATGTATAGGTTGTTGTAGTTAAGGGAGTAGGAAAATATACACCACTACTTCCCACTGGACTAGCAATAGGATTAGTTACAGTTCCAAAAGCATCTGTCGCAGTAAAAGAAGTACTATCACCAGCACCAGTTCCAACATCAGTAGCAGAATAGGTAAGAGTCACATTAGTACCTGTAACTACTGTATTGTCAGCATCATTTGAAGTGAGACTTACTGTAGGTGGAGGTATAGGAATGTTTATCACATAAGAAACTTCAAAATATCCAAAACTGTTCGTGCTTGGTGATGGATTACTAATTGATGCACTATTTACATACGAAGTATTATAATATCCACTACCCATGCCACCACCACCTCCAGGAATATGATTACCCGCACCGAATCCAATGCCGCCACTACCGCCTGGGTTTCCTCCACCACCTCCACCACCTCCAGCATTTGCTGAAGTATTTCCATTGCCTCCAGTGCCACCATTACTGCCATTATTACTAGTCGTTATCGTAGTGCCATATTGTCCAGTTTGTCCCCCTAAAAACTGAAAATCTACACATCCACCACCTGCACCACCACCTCCACCTGCTTCTGCTATTAAAGTACTACCCAAAAACATGGCACTAGATCCACCGCCACCTGCGCCACCACCACCAGCACACCAAGTTTCGTTGCCTGGTTGAACACCACCTGCTCCGCCATAATGATAACCATATCCTCCTGCAGATCCAGCATCATATCCTCCTGAAGCAGCGTTATATGCTCCAGGTTGTCCAAGAATTACTGATATAGTAGAACCATAACTTCCTCCTAGACTATTGCTAAGAGTCCCTGTCATATACTGACCAATTGCTCCATAATATGTTGGGGAACATGGTAATGCACCACGTCCATCGATATCATATGATGGACCAGCAGTTCCACCTTTAGCACCACTAAGAACAAATTGAATATCCTCTGCATATTGAGGAATTGTAACTGTGCCGTTTTGAACTAATTGTTGGGTAATTCTGGACATAGTTATAAACTACTTTTGCGAACGTTATTCCAAGATGCTTCAATATCTCCATCATCATCATCAAACTTAACCTGAATAGGTTTATTTGCTTTGATCTCCACTGGTATATCTATATCTTCAATGACAATTGGATCACTGATAACAATTTCTTCTTCGGGTGCAATAACTTCTGGTTCTCCTGGAAGTTGATCTTCGCTATTTGGTATATTAATATAGATTGGTTCCAAATCAATCTCTACATTAATAACATTAGTATTCAATTGAGTAGAACCACCATTACCATTAGCAACTAAAGTAAACTGACAAGTGAATGGTCCCTCTGTACCCCAAGGAATATTAGGTTCAAAATTATTAACTACTTGTGCAGAATTTTCATCGTTTCCTGTTGCAGGCATAGTAGAAGATTGAGTACTACTGACAATATTACCAGTGGCAGGATCTCTAAATGAATAAGATTCAGTAACAGCAATACCTTGAGATGCATACCTATAGGTTATTGGAACGGATAAAGCATCACCATAATTAATTTGAGATGGCAAATTACCAGAAATTTGTGGTTTTTGATATACAATAACCGTTGTAGAGTCTGTATCTGAACCACCTGGACCTGATGCGGATATGGTATAAGTTGTTGTAGTAGTTGGAGATACACTTTGATTAGCACTAAATGGTACAGCACCAATCCCTTGGTCAATTAGAGCATTTCCTGACGCATCCCCAGTAACAGTCCATTGTAATGTTGTAGAACCACCAGCAACAATTGAAGTAGGAGTTGAGTATATATCTGCAACTACAGGATCGTATACAACTATACTTACATTTGCCGAATCATTTCCTCCATTACCAAACGCATTCAGTGTATATGTAATATCATCTGATGGGGTTACATTGATACTACCACTTGAAGCAACACCACCGATTCCTTGATCAATTGACTGGGAATTAGAGTCACTAACAGACCACGATAAAGTTACTGTTGTTCCTAAAATAATAGAATTATCACTTACCGTAAAACTATTAATTTCAGCAATACTTAATGCATACGATAAAGACCCAAATCCATTGCCACCAACACCGCCTTGACTGGCAAGTGAAATTAAATCAGAACGATATCTTGATCCACCGCCAGCGCCGCCACCACCACCAACAGAACAATCAGTACCTGCACCGCCGCCGCCTCCACCACCTGCTCCGCCGCCACCAGCGCCACCACCGCCGCCGTCTCCACCACCTTTGTTAGCACCATTACCACCATTACCTATACCAATTCCACCATTAGTTGCACTAAATCCTTGACCACCACTTCCATTACCACCAGGACGTTGTGGTCCTCCACAAGCATAGGATCCACCTCCGCCAGCACCACCGCCTGCGGCAACTGCTACTAGTGTTCCATTTAGATAAAATGCTCCTGCAGCACCTCCACCACCTCCACATCCAGACCATCCACTAGTTCCATCAGCACCTCCAGTACCACCATCTCCATTAATAGGACCATTTTGTCCACCTGGACCACCATTAACAGCACCAGCACCACCAGGACCATTAGATCCTGCATATCCAATATATCCAGTAAATGAACGTGGCGATGATGAGGTTGGTATATTAAAACTTCCATATCTTCCATTACCACCGCTGCCACCAGGACCGCCAGCATCAGAACCACCCGATCCACCACGTCCACCACCAACTGAAAATGATACACCAATGGCACCACCAGGAATAGTTCCTGACGTTCCTCCAAAAGAAAAACTAACCGTTACTGTTGAATTAGCCATTAAGTTTACCTTTAAATAATTACCATTTACCTATTGGGCATGCTGCAATAGGAAATAATACCTTTGCTTTCATGAAACAACCACATTTTCTACATTGTCCTGTAGAAGATCTAAACTCAGGACATGTAGCACATATATCCATACGTTCTCTGCCCTTTTGTTGTACCTTTTGTAAAAACGTCATAATATCAAAATTTAATAATATACAATACGATAATAAACGGTGTTGTAGCTCTGTCTAATTTCTTAAAACTTTCTGTGCCAACATTTACAGTAGAATATACTCCATCAGCAGGAATATCAAAAGATCCGTGTTGATATTGAAAATTATGTTCATAAACTGAAGGTTTGTCTATCCTATGTTCATGTTGTGATGGGAATTGATTACTGATATCACTAATTTCCATGAAGTTACCAGAACCAGAGTTACCTGACAAAGTACCTTGGTCTTTACCATCACCACCAACAGCATGCTGTGCAGTATAGTTTAGAACACCACGGTTAGACATTTTATGAGCATGCCCTTGAATATTTTCAATATCTAGAAATTCTGTACTAGAAGTAGTATCAAATGCATACTTAGGAGCAGATTTAAAATCATAATTATCAAATTGTTTAGTACCTTCAAAACTACCAAGAAAATCACATGTCAATTGATTTCCTTCATTACAAAAAACTTCTACTGCTGGACCAACTCTAGTGGTTTCTTCATCATCTGCTAAAAAATTGATATAATCACCAACTGATCTACTAGGAATAATAACTTTAGATCCAAGATCAGGCAATTGAAATTGTCCTAGATCATTAATATCTGGATCAGCGTCACGTACAATACTACCAGGTTTTTTAAACTTAGTTTCATTACCAACGCCTAAAATTTCTGATAATGCATAAAATTCATCAGCATTTTTAATAGCACCATTACATGGCAAAAACCCACCTGGAAGATAATCTTTCCATGTCTGGTTATTAGGATCAGAAATACTCTGGGTAAATTGAGT